GTGATCGACGGTGCGCCGGAGGTGGCGAGCGGGGACTCGTCGCCGTCGTAGGCCTGGAGGGTCAGTGTGCCCCGGCCGCCGAAGCTCCCGACCCCGCCCGGGGGGTCGTTGTAGTGGACGTCGAGGTAGCGCAGGTTGTATGCGCCCTGCTCGACGGTGATCCGGGAGATGACGTCCTGGTCGGTGAAGCCGTCCGCGGGGACGGCGAGGAGGTGCCGCATCTGGTACTGAGTGACCGTGGTCGCGTCGTACTTGGCGACGCCGCCGGACAGGGAGGCGCCGGTGAGGGTGGGCAGCGGGTCGGACGCCTCGAAGCCGGTGTACGCCGCGAGGACCGGGTTGCCGGTCCACGTCATCGGGGAGCCGTTGATGAGCGCTGACGACAGGGACTTGGCGCCCTCGGCGTCCTCGCACGGCCAGTACGCCACCAGTCCGGTCAGCAGCGGTGTGGTGACCGCCCGGTAGATGACGGAGCGTTCTGGCGCGGGGCCCTGTGCGAGCTTCTGGAGGAAGCCGTCCACGCTGACGTCGACCCATACGTCGTTCCCGGACTTGTCGGCGCCGGGCGCCCATTTCGACACCTCGCCCCAGAGCCGGTACGACTTGCCGCCGTTGCCGTCCGGGACGCTGATCCGGATCTGCGCGGCGTTCCAGTTCAGGGTGTCGAAGTACGGGCCCATCGGGTTGCGGTGCGAGAATCGGCCGTCAGGGTTCTTCAGCTGGAGGGACGTGCTGCCTCGCTCGGTCTGTGAGCCCTCCCCGCCCTGGATGCCGTACGTGATGCGGATCTGCCCGCTGTCGTCGCGGACCATGACCCAGCCGCCTGCGGTGAGGTCGACCCATTCGCCGGCCACCAGCAGCTCGACGACGACCGGCTCACCGCTGGACTCCTCCCCGACGGCCCGCGCAGGGCCAGGGAGGTTGGCGAGGCGGCGCCGGAACGCGGCAACGAACGGGGCGACGTTGGGCATGGGTCAGCCCACCTGCTGGAAAGTGACCCAGCACCGCATGTCGGACGCGGTCGTCGGGGTGGTGGCCCTGACCCTGAGGAACCGGGAGACCGCGACCGTGGGCCGGTCGTCGGGCATGAACGTCCGCACGTACTGCAGGCCGGACTCGCTGGACACCGACGACAGGGACACCGCGTCGAAGGGCCGCGTTGCAGTGATCGACCCCTCCGCCGATGCCGTGTACCCGGACGCGGACGTGCCCACCGTCATCAGCGTCGTGGGCCCGTTCGGGTCCAAGTTGACGAAGCCAGTCGCGGCAACGTGCGCGGTCACCGTGGCCGCCACATCGGTCTGCAGCAGCTCGACCACGCCGTCCGCGCCGGGCGGGTCGTCGAGGGAGAACCCCCACTCCAAGATCTGGATCTGCGTGGTGCTGGGCGTCGCCACCTGCAGCATCGTCTTGATCGCGGTCCCCGTCGTCACGGACTGCAGAGCAGCCGTGGTCGGTGCGGGGCCGTTCCATACCGTGAATGGCACTCGCTGTTCCTCTCTCTCACCTGCCGCGCGGAGGGCGCAGCGTTGCCTCGATCGACCCCCGGGCCCGGACCGCATTGCGGCCGACGTCGACCCACAGCTCGCCGAACTCCCGCTCCCCGATCGTCAGTTGGATCACGAGCGGCTGACTCGGGGCAGCCGGAGCCGCCGCCACAGCGGTACTCGGCCCGCGCCGGGGGACGTTGAGCATCGACGCCCACGCCTGCTGCTGCATCCGCCGCGTGTCCGGGCCGGAGTACACGCGCGACCCGAACGGGAGCTTCACCAGCTCCGGCTCGTGCTCACCGACCAGCGTCCAACTGCCCCGTGACCCGCCGGACGCCGCGCCCGTGATGCCGCCCGCGGCCTTCTTCCCGAACGCCCGCTCGATGCTCTTCTCGATCGACTTGGCGACGTTCTCCATGGACTTGCGGAGCTTGTCCACCGTGGTCTGCCACGCCTTGACGAGCTTCTCCTGCGTCTTGATCTGCGACGCGTACACGGCGTCCGCAGTGACCTTCCCCGCCGCTGTGGCCGCGCTGCTGATCTGCGACTGAAGCTGGTTGAGCGAGGAGATCTCCGACGACGACGCGCCCAGCAGCGCACTCGCTGTCTCCAGGCCGCCGCCCTCGATGCCGGCCTCGGCGATCTGCTGGATCAGCGCACCCGACACGCCCCGCTTCTTCAGGTCTTCCAGGGCGCCGGCGAAGGCCGTGGCTTTGTCGCGGGAGGCCGTGAGGCCGCTCATGATCGAGCGGACCGTGACCGGGGCATCGCCCGAGGCGCCGCGTGTGATGTTCGCCGAGCCGAGGACGCCGGTGCGGACGCTCTCCCGCAGCTGGCTCGCGGCCTGCTTCAGCTCGTCGAGGCGCGCCTTGGACTTCTCCAGCGACCCGCTGGCCTTGGTGAGCTGCTTCTCCCAGTTGAGGAGCTTCTTGCCCGCCGAGTCGAGAGCCTTCAGCAGGCTCTTCTCCACGCCGCCGTGCGTCGCCTTCATGATGATGTTGCGCCAGTTGTTCAACGCTCCCACCAGCGAGTTGAGGGAGTCGGCCCGCCCAAGGTCGCCGATGATCTCGGACGTCTTGTAGCCGGCCATCCGGCCGAAGTGCGAAACCGTGAGGTCACCGGTCGCCTGCCGCCTGGCTTCCGCCTCCGCCTTGGAGACCTTGCCGCCCTTCGCGAACCCCGGCAGCTCCAGCCGGTTGTCGTTGATGGCCTCCAGCAGGGGCAGGTACCTGCGGGTGGAGGCCGCGTTCACCACGAACTCAGTGTTCGAGACGCGGGCCGCCGCACCGGAGTCGAACATCGCCACGATGCTGTCCGAGGTGCCACTGCCCGGACCACTGAGGAGACCAGTGGGCCCGAACTGCACTTCACCGCCGACCGCGAGCCGCTGCGTGGGCAGAGCCGAGAGCAGACCGCCGCCCGCCGCGTTGGGACCGCGCCCGCCTTTGCCCGTGTAGATCGTGCGGTGCTCGGTGGTCAGGGTGATGTGCCGGTCGTGCAGGGCGGCGATGGCCCCGCTGACGCTGCCGATCACACTGAGGCTGTTGCCGGGCGACGCGGAGATCCTCACCTTGCCGTTCGGCAGGTGAGTCACCCGGTATCCGAGGCTCTTGAGGAGGGTCTCGGCTTCCCCGGTGAGCGCCCTGACCGTGACGCTCTTCGCTCCGGGCGAACGGCGTACGGCCGCGTTGAACGCCTCCAGGTCCCGGGTGGCATCCTCGGTGGACATCTTCACGCGGGTCGTCTTGTCCGGGATCTTCAGGATCTGATCCGCGAGCAGAGCGGCCTCGGCCCGGCTCAGGCCCATCGCCTGCGCCTGCTTGATCAGCTCCGAACGGCCCCGCGAGTAGATGGCGTTGACGCTCTCCCACGACGAGCCCGACTCCCGGGCGCTGGCGGCGGCCTCCTCCGTCTTCGCCGCCAGGTCGTTCAGCGAATTCGCTGCGGCCTGTGCTCCCTCCGAGTTCAGGTTGAGCTGGCCGCGGGTCATCGACAGGGCGCCGGCGTTCTCGGAGGCGGCTTTCGCGGCGGCGTCGATGGCCGCTTCGAAGCCGATCATCCCGCCGAGCGCGCTGCGGTTCACGTCGTTGAGGGCTTTCAGCGACTCCCGTAGCCCGTCCGCCGACGCCTTCTGCGCGGCGAGTTTCTCCCCGGCCGCGAGGGCCTGGTCCCCGAACAGGCCCATGGCCTGCGCGGCCAACTGCGATTCGAACTTGGCGTCCTCAAGGGCCGCCTTGTAGTCGTCCATCTGGCCGCGGACTTCGCTGGCCGAGAAGCCCTGGTCCTTCAGCCTGTCGCTCAGGCTGGCCAAGGCGGACGCAGCCAGGTCGGCCTGCCCGTTCTTGACCAGGTTCGCGAGGGCCTTGTCGACGGCGTCGATGTTCTCCTTCGCGTCCTTCACGGGCGTGCTGTCGGCGCCGAAGAAGCTGACGATGGACTGCTGGACCTGGTCCAGGCCCTTCGGGTCGGTCACCTTCTGGAGGCTGTCGGCGAGCCCCGACAGGTCCTTGCTGAAGGCGCGCGCGGCCTCGCCCGACACCTTCCCGCTGTCGCCGAGGTGGCGCAGAGAGGTGGTGAGTTTGTCGACGTCCGGGGGTGCTTTCTTCCCCATGTCGGACAGCTCTGACAGGGCGACGACGAGGATGCCGATTCCGGTGCCGATCAGTGCGACCTTCGCCGCCCGCGACAGCGAGTTGAAGGCTGCGGCCAGGCCGGTCAGGCCCCCACCGGCGGCGGCCGATGCCGCCTGCATCGCGGCCAGTGACGCGCCGAACCCTGCCATCGCCCCGCCGGCGCCGCCCAGTCCGGCCGCGGCCATCTTCACGGCCTTCAGGACGATGACGAACTGGAGCAGGTTGGAGAGGGTCTCGGTCGGGATCGCGTCGACGAGCTTCGCGAACGCGTTCACGGCGGTGAGGATGCCCATGCCGACGTCCGAGGCGGCGGCCACGAGGTGCGCGAATGCCTCCCCGAGGTTGCGGAGGGTCTCCCCGACCTTCGGTCCTGCCTCGCGGACGTACGCCATGAACTCGGAGAACTGCGACGAGCCGCCGCCGTTGGACATGGTGCGCATGAACCGCACCAGGCCGTCCGTCGCCTTCGACAGGGTCCCGCCGGCGAACTGGGCGAAGGTGCCCATCAGCCGTTCGAAGCCGGAGGAGTTCACGCCGCCGGCGAGGACCGTCATCAGCCGGTCCAGCTCCGAGGAGGTGGCGCGCACGAGCGGCGACAGGCGCGGCAGGAGCCCGCCGAACGTGGCGAACGACTTGGTGACGACGGGCATCGTGTCCCCGGCGAGGGACTTCGTCCAGTCCTTGTACTCGTCCTTGAACACGCTGAACGAGGCCGCTGCCCGCCGGGTCGCCGGGTCGACCTCCCGCACAGTCTTGAGGTACTTGTCCTCGGCCTTCGCTGCTTCCTCGGAGGCGGCGCCGTGCTCCTTGACGGCCTCCTTGTACTTCGTCTGCGCCTGCGACACCTTCGCGAGGTCGGCGACCTGCCCGCCGAGCGCGAGCCCGAATGCACCCAGCGCCACGGCGGCCGCGCCGAGGCCGGCCGCGATCGGCACGGTCGCGGCAGCGATGGGGATCAGTGCCGGGGACAGCAGCAGTGCGGCCTTCTTCAGCTGGTTCATGCCGCCGCTGGCCCCGTTCCCGGAGACGCGGATCGTGCCGAGGTTGCCCTGTACCTGGCCGAGCGTGCCGGTGAGGCGGCGCATGCTGCCGTCGAGTTCGTCGGTGTCGCGGCGCAGGGTGCGGGAGCGGTCGGACAGGTTCGTCAGCCGCGTGTCGGTCGTACGGGCAGCCTGGTTGAGGGAGCGCAGCGCCCGGGCCGCGTCCTGGGCGGAGTCCTTCAGTTCCCTCAGTGCCACCGAGGCGATCGTGGCCCGGGTCGCCAGCCCGTCGAGGCCACGGCCGGCGTCGCGGGCGGCGTCCCGGAGCCGGTTGAGGGAGTTGTTGACGGCCGTGATCCCGGCAGTGCTGTTGTTCGAAACGCTGACTCTGATCTCGATGTCGTTAGTCATAGCCGTCCCCTCCCTCCGTCCGGTGCTCGGGCGTGCCGAGGCGTTCGATCTCGATCAGGTGCAGCAGTTCCGAGTCCTCTGCGAGCAGCTCCCTGGGCAGGCAGTGGAACCGCTCGCAGAGGGTGAGGATCAGGCGGGCACGCTGGTAGGCAGCGGGAGGTCCGACAGTGCTTCCGTCGGGATGGACGCCACCTGGGACGGTTCGCCAGAGGGCGAGGTCTCGGACAAAGGGCCGGAGACCTTCCCCCCGAGGACCGCCAGCCATTCGGTGGCCAACGCGAGGGCGAGGTCGTTGTCGACCTTGTTGAACAGCGCATCCTTGGTACAGGGGATGGCGGTGCCGTCCTCCTGCTCAAGGTTCCAGCTGACGAGGGAGTTACCGAACTCCTCCAGCTGGCGGACGATGATGCTGCGGGTGTCGTCCTCCGGCGCGTCCGCCAGGCCCTCAAGGACGAGGTACTCCTCCAGGGTCTTGCCGCGCGCGTGGGCGACAGGGACGTCTTCGCCGTCTTCTACCTGGCCGTACACCTTGTGGTCCTGAAGAGAGACCTCCAGGCGGCGGGTGGTCTTGCGGTAGCCCATGGGTGTTGCCTTTCAGGACCAGGTGGGGACGGTGCCGTCGGCGAGCGAGCCGGGCGCGGACCAGGTGAGCTCGCCGCTGTCGGAGCGGGTGAGCTGGTAGTCCGAGAAGAGCAGCTCGGGCGCGAGGGTGACGCCGTTGACGGTAAGGGTGGTCGTGCGCGCCACCGAGGTGCTGGTGACCGTCTTGAACACGTCGTGCTGCCGGTTCGACGACGGGTTGTGGACGCCGTTGCCGGTGAAGGAGCAGTCGGCCAGCAGGAGCAGCCGCTCGTTCGCCGACTTGTCGACACCGGTCGTGTCCTGCACGCCGCGCGGCGTGGACAGCTGCCAGTTCGTGATGTCGTTGCGGATGTCGCGCGGAGTGCCCGACGCATCGTCGATGCTGAGCGTGGTCTGGCCGAGGCCAGTCGACTTCGCCATGGATGATCACCCTTTCCTGAGTTCGTCGGCGAGGTTGTCCTGATGGGTGGCGAAGTCGTCCACCCACTGATCCGGCCTGTCGTACAGCCGAGTCGGTGTGCCGCGCGGGTTGCCGCGGTGGTCGCCCTCCCGCACCAGGAACAGCGGCGGCCGGCCGATCGGCGCCCGGTGTGTCTCCGCCTTGAAGCAGGGCTGACCGGGTTCGAAGACCAGGTAGGTCTGGCCCTCGGCGACGTGCTCCTCGCGGTAGCGGCGCCCCGACGTGCGGGCCGCGTGGAGCAGGTCCGGCGGGAGGGCCTGCACGTGGACGCGCCAGCCCTGCCGGTACTGGTCGCAGCCGACTTCCTCGCAGGTCGCCTTGCGCATGTGCGTGGTGATCGGGGAGAGCATCGCGTACGTCTTGTAGGCGTGCGGCGGCATCGCCGGCTCGATGCGGAAGACGTTAGAAGACGACATCGGCGACCTCGTTCTTGATGAAGTTCACGGCGAAGGACACCGAGGTGAAGCCGCCGGTGGTGACGGTGGCCGCGCGGACGTAGCGGCGGATGGTCGTGGTGTTGGCCACCGCGATCCGCTCGGCGAGGGGCGCGCCGCCGGTGATCTGGGTGAAGGCGAGTCCGGCGACGTCGGCGAAGGTGACGTTGTCGGCGCTGTCCTGGATCTTCACGGTGACGTCGGTGCCGGTGAAGGCGCCGACCTGGAGGTATGCCTGCGCGCCGAACGAGGCGGAGGCGGTGGTGTCGACGCCGGTGCCGTTGGTGGCCGAGGT